AAGCCGAATGAAATTGTAGGGCATATTTTTAATAAAAATATATTGAATTTATATAGAGATTTTAAAACAGATATGAACCGTTGCGACATTCCGTGCCGGAGAACCGGATTAAACGACTACATTGAAAATAAAAAATATATGCAGCATTATGAATTTTGCTAGTAAATAACGCAGTAAAACCGCAGTAATCAAAATCCCTAAAATCGCAAATAAGCGATGTTTTTTCAGTAGTTTTAAAATTGCAGGAACCTAAAAATTATGGGAAACAATCCAGGCCAGGGCCGCAAACCGAAACCGACGCACCTTAAACTGCTCGAAGGTGAAGTAAATAAGCAACGCATAAACTTTGATGAGCCTAAGCCGTATCCGAAAGCGCCGAAATGTCCTGCGTGGCTTTCAACAGAAGCATCGCGGGAATGGAAACGTCTTGCACCGCAACTTGAACGACTTGGGGTTCTAACTGAAAATGATATGGCGATGTTCGCCGCTTATTGTTCTGCGGTCGGAAAGTTGGCCTGGGCGGAACGTGAAATCAAAAAGGCGCGAAAAGCCGAATTGAAAATGATCAAGGCCAAAGGGCAAAAAGAAAAAGACGTTCCGACTTCCGGCGGCATGATCGGGGGCAGCAAGTCAAAAGCATACTTTACCCTGCCCTATGTCTGGATCTATAACAAGTCGCTTGAACAGATCCGGTCGTTCGGTTCGGAATTCGGCCTAAGCCCGAGCGCAAGAACGCGGATAAAGGTATCTGATATTGACGATACAGAAGACGATTTATTCACCCGATGATATCAAGGCACTTTCGAAATTCAAGGTTGACAGGGTAAAGCGGTTTTTCGAAACGACGCTGTGCCACACAAAGGGCAGGTATGCCGGTACGAAATTTCATCTTATCGGCTGGCAGCACGATGCGCTTGAAAAGATTTTCGGAACATTAAAGTCTGATGGAACGCGCCAGTATCGAACGATCTATATTGAAATTCCCAAAAAAAACGGAAAATCCGAATTCGCTTCAGGCCTTGCCCTTTACGGTCTATGCGCAGACGATGAGCACGGCGCGGAAGTTTATTCGGCAGCCGGCGACCGCGATCAGGCATCACTTGTTTATTATCCCGCGCAGTACATGGCAGAACGCAATAAAAGCCTGTCAAGGCGCATTAAGATAATCGAAAGCCGCCGAAGACTGATATACGCGCAGACCGCCAGTTTTTATCAGGTATTATCGTCTGAAACATTCACCAAGCATGGGCTGAATCCTCATTTTGTTATTTTCGATGAACTGCATGCACAGAAAAACAGGGAACTTTACGACGTGCTGGTTGAGGGAACCGATACGGCACGCGAACAGCAGTTGATAATCATAATCACGACCGCAGGCGTCTATGACAAAGAAAGTATCGGGTGGGAAGTTCACGACTACGCAATACAGGTTGAAAATGGCGAAATAGACGACCCGACCTTTTTACCGATCATTTACGCGATAACTGATGATGAAGATCCGAACGACCCGAAGGTCTGGAAACGGCTTAACCCTGCGCTAGATTGGATTTTCGAAATTGACAAGGTCGAAACCCATCATAAGCAGTCGCAGCATAATCCCGCAAAGTGGAATAATTTTTTAAGGTTTCGGTGCAATAAATGGGTTGGCCAGATCGATCGGTATCTGCCTATGGAACATTGGGATATGTGCGTCGGTAAAAAGATTAAAAAGAAAGATTTGGTCGGAATGCCCTGCTTCGGCGGGCTTGACTTGGCAAGCAGTGTCGATTTGACCGCTTTTATCCTCGTATTTCCGCCGATGAAAGGAATATCTGAAAAATATTCTGTTCTATGCCGTTTTTATGTACCGCAGGACACGCTCAAAGAGCGTATACGGGGCGAAGTGCTTAAGTATAATAAATGGATCAAACAGGGATTTTTAACGGCTACAAACGGAAATCGCATGAACTGGAAACACATCAGAACCGATATCGAAGCTGACAGCAAGCTATATGATATACGGGAAATTGCCTACGACCGATGGGGGGCAATGCAAATTGCGATGGATCTATCGGAAAATCTCGGAATCGAGATGGTGCAGCACGGACAGGGCTTTGCAGATATGAGCGCGCCGACAAAGCATTTGCTTGAAATGGTGCTTGCCCACGAACTGGTACACAACAATAACCCTGTGCTGCGCTGGAACGCTGATAATGTCGCGGTAAAGCAGGATGCAGCGGAAAATTTCAAGCCTGATAAGAAAAATTCACGCGAACGCATCGACGGTATCGTCGCACTTGTCATGGCGGTCGGCAGATGTCTTGCAAATCCTGATTTACAATCGATATATGAATCAAGGGGAATAAGGGTAATTGAAGCATAATGGCAGACCTTGAACCCATAAAGCTACTGAAAACGTCGTATCTTGAAAGTATTCCGAAGGGAACGCGCGATCCCATTATGCGGTCGCTTAAAATACTTAACCTGTTTGCAAGAAAATCGTCGGGGGTGACGATCCCTGATATCGCCGCAGAGCTAAACGTTCACAAGGACACGGCCAGGTATTGGCTTTTTAGGTTAAGCCTTGCGCTGCCCGTTTACGAAAGCGGTATCGATGAAAATTATGACGGTTGCGGCAGGCCTGCCGTGAAATATAGCCTGCTAAAGGGGGATTGATGGATATTAAGATTTTGACTGCGACGAAATGGGAAAAGTGGCGCGTGAAGACCTTTTACACGAAAGAACCTGAAACCGTGGCGTGGATAAAAAATTTTAACGGCGGTGTGTTTTGGGATATCGGCGCAAATATCGGAATATATTCGCTGTACTGCGCATATATCAATCCGAGTATGATCGTTCACGCTTTCGAACCGATGCGAAAAAACTTTATCAGGCTGTGGCAGAATATTTTTTTAAACAATTTTGACAGTATAACCGCGCATTATATGTGCGTCGGTAACCGCATGGGCAGCGCTTTGTTCTCTACAAAAAGCATTGAAATAGGTTCTTCAGGCGGACAGGTATCGGAAACGGAAAAAAGCGGCGAAATCAGTTATAGAATACCAATAATGACCGGCGATGCGGTTGCCCTTATGACTTGTTGTACAAATTTTTTTGCAAATTATCCCAGTTACATAAAAATCGACACCGACGGAAACGAACTTGATATTTTAAAGGGTATGGCTTGGTTATTAAACGATGAATCAAGGATTTTGCGAAGTCTTCTTGTCGAAATAAATAACAATGACAACCAGATATTTGATATACTGTCAGATGCGGGATTTGAGCCTGATGAGCGATACAACAGGCTGAAAACCAGAAAAAGCGACCACAATATGATATTTAGGAGAAAAAATGCAAAGCATTAATCTACCTGATAAGCAGCTATTTAGGGTCGATGAGGTTGCCGGTTATCTGCGGCGCAGCAAAGATACGGTTTATCGCTGGTGCCGCGACGGTGACTTGAAATATATACGCATAAATGGGCGCGGTATCCTGATACCGAAGGCATCTATTGCAGATGTTGTTCGCTTATCGTCGGAATGCTATATCGATTGTTGAAAATGAGTTGCATTTGACCGCATTTGTTATTTTTCGAATATAGACAATCATAAAATATTCGAATACCATATTACCTATCTTTCCACCTTAATTCCAACCGGAAACTAATTTATGGGCAGAATTCTTAATTTTTTGGCAAAACAGGTCGAAAAAAGGTCTTCGCTCAATATAAGCGACCCCAACCACTGGATTACACAGATAACCGGCAGGCTTTCGACAACTGCCGGCGTCAACGTCACCGCTGAAACCGCACTAGCAACCAGCACCGTTTTTGCCTGCGTAAAGGTTATTGCAGAAACGATTGCATCGTTGCCGCTTATCATCTACCGCAGAGAAAACGGTTCAAAATCCGCCGCGCCCAATCACCCGCTATATCCCCTTTTACATGATATCGGGCCTGCACCGTGGCTAACAGCGCCCGAATTTTGGGAAAACATGATTGGCCATAACGTATTGCGCGGCAACGCCTATGCGTTTAAGGTCAGAAACGGTGCAGATAGAATTATCGGCCTTGTGCCGCTTAGTCCTGCGCGAATAGATGTCAAGGTCGATCTAATTGACTTTGAAAACCCCCGTATCATTTATGAATATACATTGCCCGACACCGGCAGAAAAATCGATATCGACCCATCAGACATTTGGCATCTAAAGGGTATGTCTACCGATGGTTTTGTCGGTATTTCAACGCTGGCGCAGATGCGCGAGGCTGTGGGCATGGCAAACGCAGCGGAAGCGCATGGTTCTATATATTTTAAAAATGGCGCGAAGGCATCCGGTATAGTCACCCACCCGGGCAGAATGAAAGATGATTCTTATCAGAGATTTAAGGGATCTATTCAGGATGCGATATCAGGGAGCAATAAATACAAGGTATTGCTGCTCGAAGAAGGCGCAACGTGGACGCAGACCGGAATGTCGAACGAAGACAGCCAGTTTCTTGAAACGCGACAATTTCAGGTTGAAGATATAGCTCGGTTTTTCAGGGTTCCCGCAATTTTGATCGGCCACCCCGACAAATCTTCTACCTATGCGAGCGCCGAACAGTTTATGATGTCGTTTGTTACGCATACAATACGGCCTTGGCTTGTCAGAATTGAAAAGTCGATTTTAAAAAATCTGATGTCGCAGGCCGACCAAAATGAATATTTTGCAGAATTCAAAGTTGATGCATTGCTGCGCGGCGATACAAAATCACGGTATGAATCGTATTCCATTGCAATTCAAAATACGATTTTAAGCCCGAACGAAGCAAGGGCTCTTGAAAACCTTCCGCCGCGAGCCGGTGGCGACGAATACGTTAACCCGAACATCACGGTTAAAAACGACAACGCCGAAAACGGCAGCGACGCAGACAATGAGTAGTCAAGATAAAAATACCGGGGCAATAATCACAGTAACCTATGCCCATCACGAAATACACGAAGGCGATGCCTTTATAGTGTCAGACGTTCAAAATGTTGATACGACCTCGATAAAGTGGATGGTGACAACGCCCGATAGAAAAAAATGGGCGCACATGCTTTTTTCCTTTGAGTGCACCGGCGAAATCCAGATTGTGGTAACAGAAGGTGCCGACAGAACCGG